CGAATCCCAGCGGTTATTCCGCATCCAGCAAGCATGATGGACAGCTTGCAAGACTTGGTCTTTGAGTCATGCGATGATTTAAGAATTACGGTCACTACCTCAACGGTTGCGACTATCACCAAAGTAATAGAGCACCTTATGGATAAGTCTGCCGATCACCCGGCTATGGCTAACCGAACGGACACGCTTGGGCATGCGGTCTTGAACATATCTCTTAACCGTTCGCCTGAATCTATGACGGCCGTGGCCAAACGGTACGGCATCACAAAGCAGGCGATCAGCAAGAAAGTCACAGAAGTCTATGATCGGTTGGGTATCCGAGCACGATCGCAGAAGAGCGAGAAGGCCCGCGAATCCTACCGCAAACGGGCATACCGCGTCCACGCCAAGCGGCGGCGTGAAGCGCCTAAATTCAATATGGCCGCACTAAAGAAAGGTATTAAGAAATGAAGCTACTATCTGTAATAAACAAACTAAACGAAACGAGAGACAAGGCGATTGAGCTGGTAGGCAGAACGATCTCACTGGCATCTGACGCTGGCGAGATCATTGCGGTTGCACGCACTGAGGGTAAGGACGTGCAGGCGATATGTGAGGAGGCAGGGATTACTGAAGAGGTTGGCAAGCGATATGAAAAAGTTGCAGCCACTCAGAAGCGACTAAGCAGTGGCGATGCAGATCCAAGCCTTATGCGTCAGACTTATCTGCGCATCGGCATATTGCCAGACCCCATCACCATGAGCGAGCCAAGCGAACCCAAGCACTTCCTGTTTCCTATTATGAAAGCAAGGCAGTGGCTTGCGTCGAGAGGCGCAAAATTTATTGCTCAGGATAAGGCGCTGAAGGAGCAATTTCTAGCGGAGGCCGAGCCGATCGTGAAGGCGTACAACGACCTGCGGGGGGCGGCCTAGGTAGGCCAGCTTGCGCAAGTGCCTAAGGAATCTTTTAACTTTTCGCAATCTGTCGCGATGGCAAAGACATTCGGTAATTATTCGAGTTTTGTGCAAAAACATTGAATGACGTTATGGGACGCCGACCAAACACCGCAATCCTAGCTCAAGCCGCTGCCACCGGCGTCGGTTTGCGCCAAGCCCGTCGCCAGCTTGAGAAAGGGCAGGCGGTTGCGGCCGCAAAGCCTATGAAGCCGATCGCCGGGATAGGATTAGACGGCGAGATCGATCGACTTGAATCACTGGCCGCTACCTTGGGCGAGGCAGCCAAGGAGGCGAGCGGGCCGGAGCGGTCGTCACTCATAGGCGATTACACACGCGTCGTGGAAGCACTGCGAAAAATGAAGGGCGACCGGCCCGACATCAACGAGGCGGAGGGCAAAATGGTGCCGATCGACGAGGCAGACAAGATACTGGCACGCCGTACCAACGCACTAATCCCGCTACTGCTTGGCATGCCCAAACGACTGGCGCCTATCTGCGCTCACCGGCCAGCCGCCGAGATCCAGAAAGAGGTGGAGAACGAGGTGGGGCAAGTAATGCGACAAGTGCAGGAAGCGCTGTGAAGGCAGCCGAACAGCTACTAAAACGCGAACGCGATCGCTGGAACTTTGAGCCACCGCCGTCCGTAATCGAGTGGGCCGAAAAAAACATCCAGCTAGATAGTAGGATAACCGCTCGCCCAGGTCTTTACTCAACCAAATACACGCCTTACGTGGCAGGCGTACTGGAAGCGTTGGCCGATCCGGGCGTCCATACCGTTAGCCTTTGCTGGGGATCGCAGACAGGCAAGACGCTGACGCTGGCCATTTGGCTGGCGTACAGAATCGCAAACGATCCAGCGCCTGCACTGCTTGTAATGCCTAACGCGGATCTGGCTAGGAGCTACAGCGAAACGCGACTGACTCCGATCTTTGAGAAGTGCAAGCCGGTGCGGGCGCTGTTCCCATACGACAGCGACGATTTCAAAATCCTAGAGATGCAATTTACCAGCATGACTCTGAGCCTGGTGGGATCGAATAGCCCGGCCAACATAAGCTCGCGTCCGATCTGCATTGCGGTACTGGACGAGCTGGACAAGTTCGCCCCACCGACCGAACGGGAAGCGGCCGCTTACAATCTGGCGCTGGAACGCACAAAGGCTTTTCCCAACCGCAAGCACGTGCTGACTAGCACGCCCACGCTTTCGACTGGCGACATTTGGCAAAACTATCAGGCAGGAACGCAGGAAACTTTCCACGTACCTTGCCATGCTTGCGGTGAAATGCAGGCGATGGAATTCGGGCAAGTGCGGTGGGCGGATAGCGCACGCAATCCTGACGGCAAATGGCATTTACAGAAAGTCGGCGAGACGGCCGCTTACCATTGCACAAAGTGCAACGAGCCATGGACTGAGGGCCACAGGCGATCAGCCGTTGAGCAGGGCAAGTGGGTGGAGGCAAATCCAAACGCAGAACGCGGAAGGCGCAGTATGCGACTGCCCAGTTGGTACTCGCCCACCGTCACTTTCGCCGACTGCGCTAAACAGTTCCTAACCCAAAAGCATTATCTGCACGGCTTGCAAGGATTCGTGAACGGATGGAGCGCGATGCCGTGGGAAGATCAGTTTGATGACGACAAAACAGTCGACATTCCCGCCGGTGCGTTTGCAAAAAAGCAGGATTGGGAAACGGAACATATTAAACTGGCGGCCATAGATAGACAGATCGACGAGTATTGGTTTGTAGTAAGGGCGTTTGCTAGGGACGGAACAAGCAGGCTGATTGACGAAGGCCGGGCACGAACGATTGAGGACGTGGCGCAACACCTACACACGCTAGGCGTTCAACCTAAGCACACGGCAATGGATAGCGGATACGAGACGCAGGATTCGTACAGAATCTGCGCACGCTACAAGTGGACGGCATTGAAGGGCGAAGAGCGTCCTGCCTACTGGATCGAAACGCCACGCGGTCGGATGAAGTCAGTACATTCGGCCGAGCAACCCACTGACGCAGGCTGCATGCTTCTGCTTCTTAGTTCGCCAGCCTGTCAGGACTTGCTGGCATGGTTACGACGAGGGCAGGGTCCACGCTGGGAAATTGCACATGACGTAAGCCCAGATTACCGCGAGCACATGAGCAGTCACAAAAAGGTGCATCGGATAAACCGCAAGACGGGGCGCGATCACTACGAATGGATACGAATCAAAAGCAGGCAGGATCACTTATACGATTGCGAAACTTATCTGGCTGGCTTTGCTGTGTACGGAAAAGTCATTAGGCCGACCGCATCGCTAGACGAGGAATCGTTGACACCCGTGGCGACGTGATGGCTATTTCCCGCAGACTTACGCGGGCAGTTGCGACGAACTACCTGGCACAAGCCTCTGGGGTTACCGCAAGCGCCCTGACTAACCTTGCCACTGACCGCAACGCGGCAATGACGGGCGCAGCATCAGGCCGCGCTCTGGTAGGATCTTCAGCAGGCGGGCAATCGGCCAGCTTCCAGATTGATCTTAAACCGACCGAACGGGTTGAACTATTCCAGGCCGCAATCGATTACCTAAATGGCGTACAGGTCACACGCACCAGCGCCTCATTTTCTTACATTCTGGATAGCTGATTATGGCACAGAAACTTTCACTCGTGGCTCGGATGGGTGCAGGCATCAAAGCGTTCGGCGCTGGATTCGGTGCAGGCATCAGCACATTCCAACCATACGAAGGCGCAGGCTTTTCTCGTAAGCGTCCAGTCATCTATGGGGCGCATGCCCGCGATTCACGGCTGGATCTTAACGAAGCCACACGGGTTGAACTGCTCAAGCTCGCCCGGCACATGTACCGCAACGTCGGGCTGATTAAAGGGGCAGTGGATTCGATCGCCACCTATTCGATCGGGCCGGGACTCCGGCCGCAGTATCGCGGAGCAGATCAGGACTTTGGCAGATTGTGTGAGGAATACTGGCGGGACGTTGTAGTACCGTCGCCCGAAGTTACGGGGCGCATGACGTGGACAGACATGCTGCTGGCACTATCGCGATCGATCGACGTGGACGGTGACGTGTTCGTCATTATGACGGAAAAGGGAAAGCTACAGATTGTGGAAGGCCACCGCGTTTGCGAAGGCGATGACTACGGAACTTCTGACGGCGTATTCCTCGGCAAGCTCGGCGAGCCTACTGGGTACTTAATCCAGACGGGCGAGCTATATCGCAAGCTAGGCGCAGAGACAGTCATTCATCTAATGGAGCTGGAACGGCCCGATCAGATTCGTGGCGGCTCTTCACTAGCTCGCGCATTAAACCACGTACGTGATTTAAAAATGCTCGGCGAGTTTGAAAAAGACGCTTTGAAATTGCAGGGCAGTATTGCCGCAGTAATCACCACCGACCAAGGCGACGAGCTGGCCGGGCAGGGTGGATTCTTTGGGACAGTGCAGGCGCAGGACAGCGGTGAAAGCACCATCGCCCGCGAGGAAATTACTAGCTCGGCCACAATCCCTCGTCTTTCACCTGGCGAAAAGATTGAGATGATCGGGCCGAACAGACCCCACGCAGGCTTTGAGCCGTTCGCTAAGTTCTTAATTCGTGACGTAGCTATGGGCCTCGGATTGCCCGTTGAATTTGTTTACGACCCAGCCAGCGTCGGCGGGGCAGGGATGCGGTTTATTGTAGCGAAGGCACAACGCAGATTTGAGCAACGGCAACGCCTGCTTATCGACAGATTCTGCAATCGCGCATGGCGATATTTCATTGGCGGAGCGATTGCCAACGGTGATCTACCTGCCGTCGAGGACTACGCAAAGGTTACGTGGCAGACCCCGAAGTCGCTGACCGTGGATGCGGGGCGCGAGGCACAGCAGGCTCGCGAAGATTACAAAGCGGGTCTATCCAGCTTGCAGGATTACTTTGGCGAACTC